TCACCACGCTGCGCTGGCCGTCCCCGTCCAAACACACCTGACACTGCCGAATCCGCCAGGTGCCGGAGCAGCTCGCCTCGTCCACTGCCACCTGCACCACTTCGCCGGGCCACCCCCAGAAGGGGAGCGCCACGGTGACCTCCAGCACAAAGCGATCCTGCCGGGCCTTTTCCAGCTGATACTGGCCGGAGTAGCGCATGGCCTCATAGGCCCCGTTGTTGGGCATGGTCACCACCTGCCGGGCGTTGCCCCCTTGGGCGATAAAGTCCGGGTCGGTGACGGTGGTGGAATAGGCCTGATTTTTGCTCTGCACCAGCACGGAGGACAGGCAGCCGTATCGTGTCTCCCCATAGCGGAGGCCGATGATGGGCAGGGTGCGATCCAGTCTCCGGCTCACCTCACTGCCAAAGGGGGAGAGGAGCAGCCTGCCCCACCGGTCAAACCGAGGGGTTACCCGGCTGTAATACTGGGCGAATTGGTAGAGGACGCTCCATTCACTGCTGCCGCTGGACACCGTAAACCCCGGCACGGCGCGGAGGCTGCCAGAACTGCCCACCTCCACCCCGTAGCAGGTCACATGATCCCGGAGAATGGCGGCGGTGGTGGCCACCTCATAGGTCTGGGCCCGGGACTCGTTGTCTAGGAGCCGGGCCGCCATGCCCCGGCCGGAGAGCTCTGCCATGGCCCCGTCCCCGGCCCAGTCCAGGTGAAATTCGTCCACCAGTCCGGTGAACACCCGCTCCCCCTCTTCCGTGGCAGTGAATCCCACCGCCTTGCGCAGCACCGCCACCGTCTCCGCCCCGGCGGGGAACCGGAGCCAAAAGCTGTCGCAGGGCACCCCGGCGGTGTAGTCCATCTCCCAGGCCACCGGCACCGGCAGCGTGTAGCTGGTGCCGTCATAAAGTGATAAGATCCCCGTCATCAGCGCACCCTCAATACCTGCCCCACCAGGATCAGGTTGGGATTTTTGAGGCTGGGGTTCAGGGCCTCAATGGCGGAAACGGTGGTGGAATACCGCTGGGCAATGGCCCAGAGGGTGTCTCCCTTGCATACGGTGTAGGATACCGCCTGGCTCCCGCTGTCCTGGCTCTGAGTGGCGGCGGTGGCAGTCACCGGCACCGCCTCGGTGGCATAGCCCTCATAGGTCTCCCAGAACTCGAAGGAGTAGGCCACATAGTCCTGTCGCGGCTCCTGCTCCAGTTGGAGATTCACCAGATAGGCGGAGGTGGTGTTCCAAACCGGGTGAACCAGGGTGCCCGGGGTGCCGTCGTAGAAGAGGGAAGCCAGCTTGGAGAAGCTTTCATAGGCATCCGCCCCGGTGAAAACCCCCTCTCCCTTCATCACCCGCCGGGTCAGCCCCAGGTCTTGCAGATAATACCGCCCAAAGGGCACCTTGTTCACCGCCATCACCCGCTGAAAGGTGATGGAATAGCTGGTGGGATTGTGGGGCCAGGTGAAGGTCTTAAATCTCATGGGTGTCAGTTCCAAAATACGATCCCTCCTTGTGATCATCTCAGGGTAAAGCCGTGGTCATACCGCCGGGCATCCCGCTCCATGGCCTTGTCCAGCTGGGCCAGGGAGATCCCCGCCCCGGTGCCCGTCTGCTGGAGCACCACCTGCTCCATGGGAGCCGCGTCCCCAGGAGAGCCGCCGGAGAACGGGAGCTTGCCGTAGGGGGCGGCGGATTCCCCGTCTCCCGCCCCATTTCCGCCGTAGCCGGAAGCGGCAGCCCCCACCCAGGGAGCCGTCCCCCATCCTCCCGCCAGCTGAGCGAGCTGGGCCTCCTGAGCATCCCGAACCGGGGAGCGGTGGGCCTCCGTCTCCCCCTCCTGCTGGGCCAAAATGCGAAGGAGGAGGGATGCTCCCTCCCCCTCTGCTCCCAATTGGCCCAGCTGGGGAAGGAGCACCTCCGCCGCCGTGGGCATAGAGGGGGAAGCCGCCTCCAAAGAAGCCTCAGAATGGGGGAGGGACGCAGCCCCATCCCCCGCTTCCTCCGGATGCCCCGTTTCTGCCCCGGCCATTGCCGGAACCGGGGTCACGGCCTCCGCTTTCAGTCCCTCCTCCAACACCTGGGCGGCCTCCTCCTCCGCCTTCTCCGCCACCGGAAGCAGCAGCGCAAGCAGATCATTCATCCCCAGCCGCCCCCTTCTTGAGCTTTAAAAATTGATTAAAGTCAAAAGACGGGTTTTCCCCGCCCGACGTGTCCTCCAAGGGCGTGCCGCAGCAGGGGCAGCGGCGCACCTCCGCCTGCTGGCGGCAGGAGGGACAGAGGGCATCCAGCCCCTCCTCCTGATCCAGCAGCAGATTGAGGGCGCAGTAGAGATAGTCCCGCTGGCGCATCCGCTGCACCCGTTCCTCACTGGGCAGGGCGCGAAAGGCCCGCAGCACCTTCCACCGCAGCCGCCCGCCGGAGTCCGCCTTCAGTGCGGCCTTGTAGGCCTCCACATCCACCGTCCGGCTGTCCACCCCCGGATCACAGCGGGCGCAGAGCACCTCCAGCTTTTGGGACAGCGTTCCAATCTCTCCCGCCGTCAGCCCCTCCAATACCGCCTGGCCGGAGGGGAAAACCGGCCCCGCTTCGCCTCGAAGGGCCTTAGCCAGCACGCAGGCGTTGCCGCAGAGAACGGGGGCCTCCTGCCACTGGGGGAGGCACCTGGCCTCCCCCTTGGCCTCCACCACTTGGCCCGCCAGGGGAGGAATCAGTTCCGCCTCCCGGCCCCGGATCCATACCCGCTCCCCCTCCACCGGCCCCAACAGGGCCCAGGGGGGCATGGGTTCCGTCTTAGTCATTACACGGCCACCTCCATTCGCTTGGCGGCGATGAGAGACACCTTCTCCAGCACCATAGCCCCCAATTCGCCGCTCTCCTGGATGGAGCTCCACCGGCAGCCGGAGTAGATGATCTTCCGATCCGGCTTGCAGATCACCAGGGAGAAGTCGTCCAAATCGTGGAAGCGGATGCCGTCGGAGATGGCACTGTCGGTGGCATAGAGCCGGGTCAGTTCAATGGCGTGGCTGTCCGCGCCGCCGATGGTGCCCACCGGCTCCGTCTCGCCAAAGGCTTGAACGGGGATGGTGGTGCGGGTGCTTTTGGCGGTGTAGCCCTGTACCACCGCCACCTTCTTGCCCTCTACCTCCAGGTAAATATCCTGGCTGGTGGGAAAGCCCTGTGTACGCATCATAACAAAACACCTCCTTTAAACCGTGATATGGGCGGTAATATGGATCTGATTCAGCCCGTGGGCCACGGCAAAGTGGAAGGCCACCAGGCAGCGGGTGGGATCCTCCGTGTCCTGGGTCACCGCCACGGAGTCATAGCTGTCGATGATCTCCCGATCCACCTTGTCCTCCAGGGAGATCACCACCTGGGAGGCAATGGCACTGCGGGTCTGGGCGGTGTTCTTGGTGCGCAGAAACTTGGCCCGCAGGGCGGTGCGCAGATCGGAGATCACGTCGTCCACAATGCGAATGGTGGTGGACTCCCGCCAGGTGGCATCTGCCACCCCGCCGGTGGTGGAGCGAGTGGTGATGCCTCGCACCACCTGGACTTCGCTGCCCACCGTCTCCAGAGGGGTGACACCGCCGGTGACCAGCAGATTGATCTCCCCGTCGGCGTAGCTCTGCTCCAGGCCGGAAAGCCCCGCCAGGGTGGCACCGCCCAGAGGCGTGGCGGGATCATCGTCCCCCGCCAGAATACCGGCCACCGCAGCCGCCGCCAGAGCACCGTTAGCCAGTGCCTCCCCATCGCTGTCCACCGGACAGGGGGCAATGAGCAGCACCCGCTCACTGTTTAACGCCTTGGCCCGGGCGGTGAGCTCCGCCACCGTCTCCCCGGACACCGGGGCCACCAGGGCGATTCGCTCCCGCCGGGCGGCGGCGCAATCCTCCACATGGGCCTTTAACGCCTGGTGAACATCCGCCTTGCCGCTGTCGCAGATCACCAGGGCAATGTCCTCCTCCTGGGCCAGTACCTCCAGGGCCGCGGTGTATTCCGCCGTGGTGGGGGCAGTACTCCCCACCGCCGCAGGCACCGCCACCACCCCGGAGGCCCCGTTTCGCAGGGCCATGGCCACCAGTTCCGGGAGGCCAATGCCGCCGGAGGTGCTGCCATAGGTGGCCTCTGCCAGGGCGGCAGAGGTGAAGGTGGTGGCCACCCCCGCCTCTCCCTGGCTTGCCAGGCCCACGGCCCCTACGATCTGGCCGCTGGTGCCGCCGTAGATCAGCCCAGAGGCCTCATAGGAGGAATATACCCCCGGTCGTTCCTGATTCGTTGTCGTCATTTGGGTTCTCCTTTCACAATAAAGTCCGTCACCACGCTGCCCTCCTCTTGGGTGGCCAGGTAGCACCAGGTCTGGCTTGTCAGCTGGCAGGGGCAGGTCAGACTGCCGCTGTCGCTGTCGAAGCTAATGGCCCCGCAGCTCAGCTCCTCCACCACCAGCCCCTCCGGCCCGCCGCAGCAAAGGGCCTGGCCCAGCTGCTGGAACAGCTCCTGGCAAAGTTCCGCCTCCCCCTTGGGGACGTAAAGCTGAATGCCAAAGGTCAGGCTCACCTTCCTGCCATAAACCGGCACCTGGGCGGTGCTGTCATCCTCTGTCCGGAGGCCCAGGTAGTTCTGCTGGCCCAGGGGAGCCAGCCGCAGCCCCTCCAGGCTCACCACTGCCACCCCCTTGGGGTGTCCCTTCCGCTTCTCCCCGCTCCAGGCGGCAATGGCGTGAACCCCCTGGGCGCAAAGATAGTCGATGAGCGACTGTCGCACCTCCGCTAAGGTCATGGGCACTCCTCCTCCTCATCCTTGGGCACCAAAACGGCCCACCAATACATCAGGGACTGTCCCAGATAAACCGGCAACGCCTCCCTGACCTCATAATCTCGCCCCATGGCGGTGAGATAGTCAAATTCCTCCTGCTCCTCCGCCAGATCCGCCTCGCCGTAGAAGCGATAGCGGCTGCCCTCATATCGCCCCAGAGGGGAGGACTGCTGCCAGAGATAGTCCTTGCTCTCCGTCAGGAAGGGCTGGAGAAATCCCCAGCCCTCCCGGGTACTGCCCCCTGTGCAGTGGAGCACCACTGGCTGACCGTCCCGCCTGGCCAGGGCGGAGAATCGCTCCGCCGCCCTCATCCCGGCACCCCCAGAAAGGCAAAGCCCTGGGGGGTCACATACCCCCGCAGCAGCGCGTAGGCCCGACCCCGCAGCTCCGCCGCCCCAAGCCCCTCGGTGAGGGACACGTCCCCCACCGTATAGGACTGGGGCAGGGGAGAGAGCCCCCCAGCCTCCGCCATCATCAAAAGACTCACCGCCAGGGCGTAGGTCTCCGGGCAGTCCGTCTCTGGATTGGCACCGGAACGCAGCCGGGCGGCAATGTCCCCTTCGCACACCGGCAGCAGGGCATCGTAGAGCGTCATATCAAACCCACCTGCCTGGAGCAGCGCGGAAATCCGCGCCTCTACCTCCTGCCGGGTCACAGGGTCATCACCTTGGCCGCCTCCTGGAACAGCTTGGAGAAGCCTGCAATGGAGGTGATGGCCGCCCGCTCCAGCTGGCGGTCGATGAGCTTGTCATACTCCACCATCACCGAGGAGCCCTGCACCATCTCCAGGGCGTAGTGCTTGTCCAGACCGATGAGGGTGCCGCTGGGCACCGCGGAGGAGCGCAGCAGAGTGGCACCCAGAGGGGTAGACAGCTTGCCGGTGCCCTGGAAGTTGAGGCCGGTGAGGGGGTTCTGGAACTCAGGCAGCTTGAGAAGCTGCACCATCACGTCGCCGGACACCAGCAGGGTGTTCATCTCGTAGGGCTCAAACTGGGCCCAGAAGTTCACCAGGGCCTCATAGCTGAGGGTGCCGGAGGTGCCGCCCAGGGTGGTGTCACCCAGAGCAAAGACGGGGGCCGCGTTGCCGTTGCCGTCGCCCTTCATCAGCACCTCAATGGCATCCTCCAGGTGCATCCGGTTGATGTAGGCGCCGATCTGCCGCAGGGTGACGGAGAACAGATCCAGCTTCTGGAAGCGAATGGCCTCATAGGAGCCCACCAGCATTCTGCCCCGCTTGTGAAGCTGAACCAGATTCTCCTGGGTCTTTACCCGGGTCTGGGGGATCTCCGCGCCCTCTTCCACCCGTTTCAGCTGCTTCATATCTTCGCTGGGCACGGAGGCGATGGAGCGGTAGTCCATGCCGTCAAAGGTGGTGACGGTGGCGGTGATGGAGGGGAGAATGTTGCTCTCCTCCATGCCCTGCTTAATGGAGCGGGCGATATACTCAGGGAAGAGCACCGAGGAGTCCGCCGTGCGGAAGAACTTCTCCACCGGGTCGGAGCCTGCGCCCTTTACCTTGATATCAAAACGCTTCAGCTGCCGCTGGAAGGCGTCCATGCCCTCCAGGGCGGTGCCCTTGTAGTGCTCGGAAGGATCCTGGGCCTCCAGCACCTGGGTGAAGCTGCGGCCGGACTCTCCGTACATCCCCTTTTCCAGTTTCAGAGTTTCATAGGTATATGCCATAATAATTCCTCCTCCTTATAGATAGATAATGGCGGTCTGGCTGTCGCTGTCCACGGACACCACCTGCACCACCAGGCCGCTGTTGCCCGTCTTAATGCCGCCGTTGCCGTCGGATGCCACAGACACCTTGCCCAGGTTGGGGCA